CCTAATGTAAACGGAGCATCATTAATACCCTCACCATAGAAAAACAAAGATAGATTATTACCTGTCCCTCGAAGGCTTACATTTGGACTGGCATTAGAGATACTACTCCATGAGAATTGATCCCATTTTGCCGCATCCCATTTTGCCGCCGCACCTATAGAAACATTGTAGTTCGTTTCTTGACTTGTATTTGTATGCGTTTGACCATCTGAAAACTCATAAGTCATTCTTAATGAGACTGACTGACTTGTTACTATTTCAACATTTAACCACTTAAATGATTTTCTCAAAGAAGGTGATCCTAAATGGTGGTAAGGCAGTTTTAATGAGAAGCCAGCTACTAACCCATCAAAGTTATTACCGCGTTCTTCCTGATACACGAATCCATTGCTTGCACCAAAAAGAACCGCCTCTTCACCTAATTCACAAACCGTACTAGCTAAGCATCGCGGAAATACAATATATTCAAATGTTGTAAAATGCGGTAACGCACCAGTATTAAATAACAGGTCTTGTGCTAATACGATTCCTCTCCCATCATCGAAATAAATACGATACTGGTTCTTATCTCTAACTAAATTAACCCCAACTAGTGCTTTAGTCGCTAAGTACTCATCCAATAGCGGGTTGATTCTTCGTGACGTAGTTGAGCTTTCAAAGTTACCATACTTTAAGCTAGCGTCTAGCCGAACAATCCCACGTTTAGTAACCATTAGCGGAGTACCAATAACATCAAGCGTGCTCCCTGCGTCTCCCGTGTCTGCTGCTACTAGAGATAACACCCAGTCTGCCGCTGACGTTCCATAAAGACCACTGACGTTCCGATTAGTTGAGATTAATAATGCATCGCCACCTACTGATTTTAAGCTCTCTATGTTATACCCAAGCCCTATCTCACCAGCACCTAATACTGGACTCCAAAGCAAAGGATCAACAATAGACGAGTGCTGTAATGAGCCGCCATCAAAGGCAAGGAATAAATGATTTTTATGAGCTTCAATGCTGCTAGGTGCATCATTCACCATCCCTGTGTATATAGGCGTTAATATTGTACCGTCGAACTGGAACGCATTATTAGTTCCATCACAGCCATACATATAATAACTATCTTCACTCCCTTTAAAATTAAAGTTAATGAACTTGAATTTATTAGCACCTAATGAAAGCTCAATAGCCTCATCCACACCATCGGTAGTAGCTTTAGTGACCGCTGATACATTAAGTGGCTCGTTATCTACAAAAGCACCTGTGGTTACATCGATAACAAGATAACCGGCTGCGTCGACNCCCCATGTGCCAGATGTTTTAATGACACGCTTAACAGTACCTTGAGCGCCACTTGTGCCNCCATCTACAACCGTAGATTGACTTATATCACCATCTGCGCCTACGCCAGCATCGAATTTTAATACGNTGTANTGAGTCACCTCCACCCATCCCGCTAACGACGACTTAAACATTTTTACGACTAGCCCATTACTACGGAAAGCATACGCATTATTGTTATATTTCCATACCCCAAGAACATCACCAGTTCCCGTTACTTCTTGTATTAATCCGCGATAATATTCTTGGGCTAAATAAAGCCAATCGTAACCAGTCTCCATGTCAGGATGACCGGATAATATCTGTGTTGCTTCAACTACAGCGCCGCCATCCAAAACATCGTTCGCAACGAAGCTTCCTGATAGATTGGTAGCTCCTATTATGTTTTCAGTCGCATCAACGGCTATTATTCTTGCTGTTGCACCAGATATACTTCCTGTGATATCTGTATCAACTGCTTCTAAACTTGCATCGTCAACTCTTATTGTATAGAGGATTGCATCTGAAGGTTTAGCGCGTCCGTCTAAGGCTTCATAACCTAGCATCTTGCGATACCCTCCATTGAGATTAGGCTCAATGTTATTTGCTTCTAATGCGAACCCTTCAGCAACGGCGATAGGTGGAGTTTCTAAATCTAATCCACCGCCAAGTTTAATTGTTTTTGTTTTGACTTTACCCAACATTATTGAGCGACCACCTGTATATCAGAAGCATCCGATAAACCATAATAGCCACGCTTACCGCCTGCTTGACTGGCAGTGAGTTCACGCATAACTGTTGTGTAAATTTGACTGCCTTGCGAGATCATCTCCGGTGCAGATTCATAATTTCCGTAGTAAATAAGTGCTCGACCAATAATAACCCTGTGAAATTGTGAAGGAAATGCTGGCTCATCCGTATCAGCAGTCATCACGTAAGGTCGCCTGAAATAGTCAAACGTATAAGTGTAAGCCTTATCAGGGTAAGGGTAGGCTAATAACGTATTATCAGTATTAAGCAACAATTCGTTAGGCTTACCGGTCACAGACTCATCAACACAATCCATGCAATCATCATAGTCAGTGACCTGAATATTTAATCTCCCATCATCGTAAACTCGCTTCTTATCCCATATATTTAGGTCAGAAGGCGGCTGGATTATATTAGTGTTAGTCTGTGTTACAAATGATCCTTTCGCACGTAGAAAATTCCAATCGAAATATTCATTCTGCACATCTTCATAGGCTTGATCTATCCAACTAACAAGCCGTTGATTCTCGCCTGTCTGCTCAGTTGTTGTGGTTACACCATTACCAGCGATACTAGATTCAACACTCAGCGCATTAACGAGCTGCAACCTGTTCATTAGCCGACCTTTGGTTCGGTCGCCGCTTTAGGCTTTGGTTCTACTTTAAGTTTAACCAGCTTACCGCTCTTCATTTCGCCTAAGCACTCACCAGAAGGACTGAAGGCATAACCACCTTGCTCATATTTAATACCGTTCGTTAATGTGCCGATATGTGTAGCAAAGCTTTCATTCTTATTTAGAGTAGTCATCATCTTTCCCTTTTGTGTTTTCATTTATTTTCTTACTAAATCTACGTTGCTTTTCGTGAGGCTGAACAACATGGCGGCTACATACACCATCTTTGACAGAAACTTCTCTTTCTCCATCATCGTAATCTTCCATATCAATCATGCTTAAATGTATTTTGTTCATAATTAATCCTATGTAGATAAAGGGGTGACATTAGCCACCCCTTCAGCTCCTACTTCTTAGTGCCTTTCGTGCTTTTTCCGCCTATACGACCATTATCCAAAGGGCGCTGTGTTTTAGCGCCTAGCTTGGGTGATTGATCTTTAGCTTTGAAGCTCTCTTTACTTGATGTTCCATCTTCTAAACTCATAACTATCTCCTAGTACCAGTCAATGATTACAGTTAAGTCACCTGCGCCAGCGGTACACTCGCCATTTGCAGATACTTCAACCAGTGTGCCTTCAGGGATTTCATGCCCTGCAACGCTTGTATTACCGTTTACACCTAAATTAATAGCTGTAACAGGTATTGCTTGAGTTGCATAAGCGGCCTCATCACCAGCCGTACCTACGTCAACCGTACAAGCCGCTACCGTAGTAGCAGTTGTAGTTACGCAAGATACATCTACGACACGACCTTTCATTCCTGAAGGTGCTTGAATGCGCCCTACAATCGCCGCAGCGGATAAAGTTGCCGCTGGGAATTTATAAGTCGCTGTTGTTGGTGTTGAATAACTCATATATTTCTCCTTTTTAGTTAAGGTTAGCTTACAAGCTATCCCATTTGATGACACGTGCTTGCGCCCTGGTTTCAGCACTGGTTTGGTCAGCATGAGTAATGCCAAAGTTTCCTAAATAATACCAAGCAATACCTTTACCGCGACCATAGTCATCTGCAATCTTACCGCGTAGCTCTAAAGGACACGCAACGGCTTCGGTTACGGTATCACTACCGAAAAAATAAGCCGCGTCTGTATTAGCCCAACCTTCAGAAGCTGAGTTAGTTTGAGTCACAAAGCGAATACCGTTGTAACGACCTTTCTCGCCATTGATGATCTGACCCCATCCTGCATCAACATACTGATTAATTGACTCAAGCTCTAAACCAACCGGCTCAAAGGTAGCGGGGCGCATAATCGCAATGTAGTTCTCACCGTCATATGTAGGAATATTACGCTCTTCCATTGTCACAGCGATATCGCGGATATGAGCCTTAGTCAGTGCGTTAGACGCAACACCTGAAGCAACACCGTCATCAGTCAACGTTGCTGCTGTTGCCGATGTTGAAGTCATACGAAGAAT